AGATATTGACATAACTCGATAATAGATTTCTTTTGTGCTTGTGGCATTGTCTTTTCTTTTGTATGATAATCGCCCTCAGCACAAATTCCAATCGAACAACTATTCATTCCCTGTACATGTGCACCGACAACGTTTATCGGTCTGCCACGATAAATTGTGCCGTCCTTACGCACAAAGAAATGATAACCGATGCCTGTCCAACCGTTTGCTCTATGCCAACTATGTACATCTTGTGCGGTGCATTTAACCGCCTCTGCGTGATGTAGAACAATGTAATCGGTCTTGAAACGGCTTGTAAATCCACCGTTCCAATTATACTTTTCATCAATTATCTGCATTGTCATCACCTCTTAACTGCAACAATATATCTTTCAACTTTTGTGGCATTCGCGGGTAAATCGCCGCCACATTTTCCAACACGCTTATACCCTCATTGGCTATGTAAAACATAATAACAATCTCACGAATTGCAACGTTATCACCTGTAATCTGTTGCAGGACGTTTGATAACGCTACTATAATTAATATAGTAATCTTTTTGAGCAGTCCCTTGAAGCCGACTTCGCTTGATACGTTCTTTGTGTAAACCGCCTTAATTACTCCGGTCAGATAATCCAGCACCATTATCACCAACAGCGCCCACAGAATACTATCCCATTGACCGAAGATTGCGACGAAAAATCCGCCCACAATTCCTATTACCGTGCTTGTCCAATTAAAAATCTTATCCATAAATTAACCCTCCATCATTTGCATTAATTCTTTGTATTCATCATCAGTAATACGTTCTGCAAGAAGAAACACGTCAAGTTTATCCTTCATCGAATTCTTATCGTATCTACCGCTTGCAATTATTTTTTTACAATATCCGTATGTCATGATAAATCCCTCCTATATTCCCAATTCTAATTTTGATAATCTGTAATCGGTATCAATTTTGAAATCATCCGTAGCCTCCGGCAAGGAAGCCTTGTAAGCCTCGATACTGCCGTAATTTACTATTTCAAGGATTTCTTTGTTCTCGTCGCTTGTACGAAGTTTAATCCCCTCCGCCCAAGCATAATTTGAAACATCAATAATTGTCTTTGATATTTTTTCAAGTAGCTGATGTTTTGGAATGACGTTGTTCTCAAGTTCATATGCCGCTTCTTCGTTTAAGTAGTAGTCAACATCAGTATAACTATCCTTTTTTAAAGAATCGTAGTGCCTAACAACAATGCAATACTTGTTAATGCCGATTGACCTGTCTTCCGTAACATAAAATAATCGTATATCCATACTATACCTCTCTTTAATAATTTACACTTAAATTATACGCGTTGTTTTGAGTGACTGTATTTCGTACAGCCAGCGTTCCTTTATAGTTATTGCACAGAACATTCAAGCTTCCTTTTGAAGCAGCGTCAATATACCACGTTCCGCTTGCTCCGCCATGAAAGAAATTACCGGTAATACTTGCAGAGCATGGATTATATAAGTAGCACGCAACGGAATTTGACTGATACTCGTTCAATTTCAAAAATTTATTACCGGTTATCGTTGCACAGCGCAAATATACATAATACGCACAATACACAGTATTTGCATTAAATACTCCGCCTACTTCTGTAATGCTTGTATTGTAGTGATATATCCTCGAATTGCTTGAGTGTAAATAAATCACATTACCCGTAATATTTATAGCTCCCGAATTAACTATGCTGCTTTTTCCGCTACAATGTATAATACTATTTGATATATATCCCGTCATTGCTAAATATGCAAAATTCAACTCGAAAGAAGTGCTGTTACTATTATTGAACAAATTAATTTCACTATCATCCACTTTAAGTACTCCGCAATTAATTCCGGAAAAACAATTTGATGATGTACTTAATGTTTTTATAGTCATAGTGCTTCCTCTTAGTACAAAGCACCCTTGTTGCAATTCTCCTGACGAACCCCCTCCGGGGTCTTCTCCTGTATATTGTGTATTTAAATCCGCAAACACACCCACATTAGAGGTTGAATTTCTGACAGAAATATAACAATTCTCAAAAGTTAAATTATCTCCACTGTCAAAGTATGGGCCTTCATTTAATCCATCGCAGGTTAAATACAAATCTTTAAAGCAAAGACTATCAAAATTCTTCATAAAACATTGTAGGTCTTTTGTTTGTATCCATGTAGAAAAAGGGCCTTCCCCTTTAAATGTAAAAATATCTTTTGTTATGGACTGACCTATGCTTATGGTAGAATTAATATTATATACTCCCGTCTTAACAAGGATTGTTCCTCCATATCGCCACATCCTAGAACCCTCTTTCGGCGGATTTCTGCTCAAAATAGTTTTTATGCGTCTAATTGCTTTATTAAAACATTCAGCGTCATTCGTTCCGTCGCATCTGAAGTCGCAAAAGCCCTGTGTTTTAGTAGTGCCTATAACCACGGTGGCAGACTGTGCACCGGTAATAAAACGCATATCGGATGCAATCGCAACCCAATAACTACCGTCATACACTAACTCCACAGTTTCACCTGCAAGCCATGAAAAATAATCTTTAACAAAAATATTATCCGTGTCACAATGCACGACAATATTTTTTGCGCCTGTTGAATTGACATTTAATGTAGCTGCCGTTGAAGAAGTATGCTCATAAGTAAACTTTACAAGCACCCTTACTCCTGTCGTCAATTTAAAATTGCTTATAGACACCGTTTTCACGGCGGTGTTTCCCGATGTTGAGCATACCGCATATGACGGCGGTTTCCAAACAGGAGCACCGCTGCCGTTGCTAACCATTTCATAACCCGAAGTTCCGGCTGATGTTGGTGCATACCACGACTTACTCGCCGACGATGCACCGTTATAGCTTGATGATGAACCGTTCATTGTCAGTGTCAATGAATTAGGATTTTGCATTGATGTAGGCTTGTTTGATAGGTCAGTATATGAACCTGTAAACGCCACTGTTTTTAGGTCAGTGAAAAACTTTTTTATTTTGCCGAACAATGTACTCAGCGTTTCACCGGAAGTTATATTAACTCGTGTGCTTGCCTCTGTAAATGTCGGTTGTTGCAAATTCTTATCCGCCTCTGTTCTTGCGGTTTCTTCGTTTGACAGTTTTGACTGAATTTCAGTAATGCACTTACTTACCAAACTCCAAAACCAATTAAAAACATTTGCCGACGGTTTATATCCGGCTTTAAATCCGTCGTTTTTTAGACTGTCACTCGGTTCTGTACCGCTATTCTTCCACTCGGGCAATTTATTATTAAAATTCATACAATTCCCTCCTTAAATATTTCCCAAATATCCGCCATGACCATTGCCATCGGCAAATCCGACTCCGATATTATATTCATTTTCACTTTCAGCAAATTCAAATGTCCCTGTATATTCATACGAATATGTTACAGACAGATGAGCGGGTTTCAAATCCTCAATAATATTCCTAATTATGATCTCAGGTACATCGGGTTGATGAAAAGTCACAGTAAAACTGTAATTCTTAATATCTTCGGTTATATCAACCAATACACCGTAACTCTCAATTACCGCCCGCAAATTCGCCTTTGTTGAGGTTTGCGACCCTCTCATTCTTATTTTAATAAGGCTCTTTCGTGCCTCAAGGGTATTGCCGATTTCTGATATACCCAAACTTTTTTCATATTCTCTTACGGCATCTTCATCGGCACTGTCAATAAATCTGTTTTTCATAAACATTTCTATCAACTCATACAAACGTTCAAATTCCGCATTGACGGGTGTATTTAATGCTTTTATATACCGTGACTTTTTATAGTACGACGGTAAATTCTGTCCTACATCAGCCAACGGCAACACCCCCAAGAACGGCAATTTCAGTTTCGGATATTGCGATATTTTCTGTTTTTGAATTGATTTTCAAATTTGAATAATCATCAACACCGTCTGTATTCAATATGGTTTGACCTATTTTTGCATATGACACATATCCGTTTGCAAAAGACACATCACGCAAATAACTTCTGATATTCGATTTAATACTTTCAATCGTGCTTTCGTCCACATCTGCCGAAAACGTAACATTTATACTTACTGCCGTTGCAGTGGTAACGGTCACATCTGCACCTATCGGGCATTGTTCATCTATATAACTCTGTACCTTATTTATAAGCTCACTTCCGGCAAGTTGTTTTTCACTGTCAACGATTATCACTTTAACCGTTCCTGCTCCGTTCCACAACGGCAAGCATTTTGCGTCACCCACTCCGTCAACTGATTTTGCCCAAGAGATATACTGCCACTTATTTCCGCTTGTTATAGGATGCGAAACATATTCGGTAAAACGCTTTCGCAGTTCAACATCACTTTCTTTGTCACTGCCTCCTGTGGTTGAAATTTCATTTGTTACGGATACAAGTCCTTGAATCGTAACCGGAAATCTGTTTATTTTCCCTTTTTCAACATTGCCTTTTACTCCGGCGCTGTCACACACAATTCGTACCGTTACACTTCCGTCGTTTGGTATAATCGCATTTTCGGTTATATTAAATATAACATTACCTGCCGCCACCTTTTCACCGACAGACACTTTTGCTCCGACGTTACCGCTTACAGTCACACAGCCTGTTGCATAGCTTGCCTCTTTGCGTTCCAATCCAAACTCACCTACACGCATATCAAGATACTTACCCGTAGCGGTTGACGCATAAAAATAGGAGTCAAGAGATGATATAATATCATAAACATTCTCAAACTCCGTTGCCGTTGATTTTTCTATATCGTATGTATAAGTTCCCGATGACGTATCATATCTTGACGGTATCTGCAAAAGCATACGTTCAAGTATTGTATCAATAGTTTCAGCCATTATATCGCCCCCTTAACGTCATTTATATCGCCGTACACGCTGTTTACGGTAAAAGATACTGTAAGCATTGAGCCGTCTACTTCCATATTAAAGTTATCAATACTCACTATATCTTCATTTGCGGTAAGCATTTCGGTTATCTCGCGCTTGACTTCCGAACGGATGTAGTCACGATTGTAATTCTTTCCGACAAAAGTATCTTCTATATTTATACCGTATCCTGTACCGTTATAAATTTTATATCTGCCCTTTTGCGTATTGAGTATTTTTTGCACCCAATTTTTTATACGTTCCCTGCCGACCGTCATTTTCGGACGACCGTTTATAATAATAAAATCGCCCTTTTGAAAATCGAATGCAGGTTCTGTTTTTGTGTAATCAGCCATTCTCCGTCACCCCCAACACCAAATATCTGTTATTGCCTCTGTACGGAATCATTGCAACTTCTCTGCCTTTATAAACATATCGTCCGTCAATATCCTGTTTGTATAAATCAATAAGACTTTTTATATGGTCCTTAGTCAGAATTATTTTAGAGGTGAATTGTATTTTAAGGTTCGGTAGCTCAATTATTTTACCGAATACGACAAAATCACTCGTTGCGTTTTCACGGTCCTTAAACATCTTTGCAAGTGTTTCGACTCCGTTTTTCATACTAATCTCTCCATATCAATTTTATTGTAGTGAACACCGTTTTTTATACTGTGCTGACTGCTTGTAATCACATATTTAACACCGTCTTTTTCTATCGTACTTCCGGCTCGTGTATAGCTTGTCAGCTCCTCTATTATTTCACCGGAATACGTTTCATCTTCCTTATTCAGCTCGCCAAGATTTTTCTTTGCCAAGTCCGACGCATTATCTCCGTCATTCATTTTTACCACTTCTTGGAGAAAGCCGTATTTTGATATACTCTCCTCGGCTTTCAGGGTAGTCATAACGTCCGTATCGGTTATCACCTTAACACTGTTCTTCATATTCTCAATACTGCCTTTATGCTCAATATTACCCATATACTGTACTGAGTTTTTGAGTTCGGTATTCGGCGATATTCTAAACTTCGGCTCGACCGACATATCACTGCACAAATATATACGCATACCGTCGGGTACAAAGTCAAAGTTATACCCACTTCCGCACTTTTCAAGAATATCCTTGATAACGTCAGATACAGGCTTATCGATATATATTTGCGTTATAAGCGTACTCAATTCGGGAATAAGCACAATCGGAATGTATAAATCGTTGCATATTTTCTTTATACAGTCGTCGGCTCTCATAGATGTAAACTGATATGTGTCGGTGGTTTTGTTCAGATACCACCCTACATCAACGGCGGTGTATTTGTTTTCATACATTGCTCCGTCGTCAACCTCGATTATTACACCTCTGAAATCTTCTTTATCTCCTCCGCTGTACCTCATAATATCACCCATTTTGGGTATGTATATATTCATATACTTCATTTCTTTAGGTTTCGGAGTGCTGAAAGACATCGTTGTCGCAAGTGTATTTTTTGTATTTGTCCACGATATATCTCCTATATGCTTTGATACGTCTGTATCATTTACCACTACTTTCAAAGCACCGTCTAACTGCATAGGTGCTTGTTTGAAAATCGAATTGTGGATAGGTATTTTTTCGTTGGTATCCGCAAAATGATATTCTTTTTCACCCGATGTACTTCCTGTACTTCCGTATGTCGGCTCTGTATCGCTTGTCCAAATTCTCACAACACGGGCAGAGCGGTTAATCCCCTCCGACTCTAATGCAGATGTGAATTTTTCATTGCCTGTTACAACATTTCCGTCAATGATAAACTCCGTCATATTTGCATCACTGCCTGTGTGATACATATGTCGGCTGTCGGTTTCGCTGTCTTTCTTTTCGTCACCTTTGACTGCGTATATCACTTTACCATCGTCAAATTCAATCTTAACAAACGTGCCGTCCGGTCCGTAATACGAACCGAGTGCCATACAAATAAAATCTTTGTACTTTCGCAATCCGCCGTTTGACGTACTGCTGTCACTGCCCCACAAGTATTTATATCCGCTTGCTTGACTGTTCGTATATGTTTGATATGCCATATATGATTTAGTTGCGAGCGACTTTCCGATGTTCGGTATTTCTCTCTCAACCCAGTTTGCAATATAACCGCCTCCGTCTTTGGTATATCTGAGTACACAATCCCACGGATAATTTCTGTAAGGCACGTTGGTAACAATACCGAATGATGTTCCTCTTGCCTCAACGGTTGTTCCGCCGTCTGTCTGTACCAAAGCGGTATGGTCTGCTTTATTTAAAAGTACATCACCTTTTAACATACCTGCTCCGTTTGACAGATTACAGGATGACGTTACGTCTTTAAATCCGCACGAAATAAAAACGTTATACATATCCCCCGTATATGTAGCACCATTATCTTTTACAGGCACTCCCGCATTTTGATATGCCGTTATAACAAAAGAAGAACAATCATAATGCGGTCCCCATCTCACGTCTTGACTGTACCAATGACTGTCGTCATTTGCAATATCTGTCGCCCATTGAACTGCATTATCAATTACACCCATATATACCTCCATTTTTGCGTACAAAAAAAGTACACCGTATCCGATGTACTTTTTAAGCCATAGTTAAAATTAATTTGTTTTTTGGGTTATTATATATCCGTTTGAGTTATCTGCCGGAACAAGGTGGAATGTAACTGTTCCGAAGTCTGTTCCTGTTGAATCGGTTTCTTTAAACATTACATTCATTCCGTCATTGACATTCTCGGCACTTATAAATTCATATCTGCCATCTCCACGATTTGAAACACTGATTTTATAATTACCGTTTTCATATAAAACACTGCTGTTATCGGTCGGATGATATTCAGGCATATCTACTCCGAAAAGCGATTTATAAGTATCTCTTACGGAATTTTCAGACCATTCAAAATATCCGTTTTTATATTGAGTGGACATATCCGCGCCATAACCCTCTGTGTAATAATAGAAGATAAAGCTCTTTACAAAATCTTCACTTTTTAAATCGTTCTGAGTAAAATACGGTATCACATAACCTTGCTTCGCAAGAAACGATTTTGCATTATCGTCTAAAACAAAATCATTTTTACTCGGTTTTGTTTCATATACATATCCGTCTTTTGAAAGCTGAATAGTATTGTTGTTAAAATCAACATTGAAACCGCCTACCGTATCAGCTATATCACGAAGTTTAAAATATGTACTGCCGTCAATATTATATCCCTCTACATTAACGTTTTCGCCGTTTAATTGAATAGGAAACGTATTCTCTGTCGCAGTATAATTTACTGCCAAAGCTACCGAGCATGATAAAATCACACCTGTTGCAATACCTGCTATATATTTCTTCATATTCATAACCTCCCTTTTGTTTTATTATATCACAAAAGGAAAATATTTCAATAGTTTTTTAATCACCGAAACAACCGGCATTATCCATAATAACAAGCAAACGTATCATACTCTTTGTCAAACCGTATCCGTCCTCGCCGTCACCGTTTAGATAGCCTTTTCTTTTTACCTTTTCAATAGTCGCCTCTGCCCATGACGGCATAATGTCAACCGTATAATTTTCAAATCCGTCTGTTTTGTCAATAATAACAAGTGTACGAATAATATCCATTGTAAGACCGAGTTCATTATCGTCTGTACCGCTTATAATACCTCTGTCCATCAGCTTTTGAATAGTCGGTTTAGCCCAAGACGGCATATTATCGTCCATATAGTTATATATCATTGTGTTTTCAACACTGCTAAGCCTTTCTTCTATATTATCAATTCTTGCCATTATTTCATCATACTGTGCCACTGTCAGTCCCTCCTGTTCATCGTTTAAAAGATTAACCTCGCCGAGTTCGATTGAATAATTTAAGTCGCCGCCTGTGCCGACACTGTAATCAAACTTATCTATTGCCGCCGCTATATTTATATCTACATTGCAGATACCCGAAGACGTAATGACAAGCCGTATCGGAAGTTTACGCTTACGCCAGTTTTCGATTTTGTCCGCATATTCCTGTCCTTTCATACTTCTGTCCCTTAAATACGGATAGTCGGTCATCGGTAAGAAACTGCTCCACGATACAGTTTTAAGTTCGGGATTTCCGATAATTTTTATCCAACCGTAATTTGCCGTTTCAAAAGTTTCCGTACCTTGTGAACTTGATACGGTAAATTCGGACGGCGTGACAGGAATATGTATAACTTCTTCACTGTTGTTTATACTTAAATAGAAATCTAACATTTTGCCTCCTACATATTTGCCATACATTTTTGAATTTTAGGAACTATTACGTTTATAACGTCGTCGGCGATTTCATCGGTGGTTTTGTTGTCGGCGTTTATAACTATCTTAATTTCATTCGTTATAGTATTGCCGCCTTTGTTGCTTTCGGCTATGTATTGACTTAAATTGTTCCAAAATGTTCTAAGCGGAAGTATCGCCTCTGCTCCTGCCTCTCCGCCCATTTGAACTTTTCCGTTTGCATATCCGAACGCTGTCGGACGTGTCATAATACCGCCTTTTGCATTCCATTCAAGTCCAAGTTTCGGAATCGGTGTACTGACACCGGCTATACTTACCGTACCTTTTTGTACAATCTTAGGCGCTTTGATAATTCCTTTAATCTTACCCCAAACTTCCGATACCTTGTCGGCAATACTGCCGAATATCTCCTTGACTTTGTTCACCGCCGCACTGATTTTTTCAGTAATACCATTTTTAATGTTTTCAAAAATAGTCATTACGGTGTTTTTCACATTGCCAAACGCTTCGCTGAATTTACCTTTTACGACTTCCATCTTTTCACCGACTGCATTGACAACCTCGCCGAGCTTACCGCCTGTTAATTGATTAATTGCGTCATAGCCTGTCCTGTAGTATTCCTTGACACCCTCTATTGCCGCAAATGTAGCACCTTTCAGTCCACCGCCGTGCGCGTCATAGGCACTTTTTATGTTGTTCAGTTTTTCCGATACAACATTTTTAACACCGCCCCATAATTCTGACGTTTTTTCTTTGACTCCGTTCCACATCTCGCTTCCGATTGATTTGATACCTTCCCAAATTGACTTTATCAACTGCAAACCCAAATCAAACCAATTAACAGACTTAAATCCTTTTACGATTGCACCCGTTATTCGCGGTAAAGCCGCTATCAACTGCGGAATTGCCCGTACAAGTCCGACTGCTAAGTTTACGACCAACTGCATTCCGTTTTGTATAATTTGGGGCATCATCGAATATGACGCGCTAACAATTCCTGTTATCAGATTTACACCTGCATCTATTATTCTCGGTAAATTTGCTATCAAACCGTTAGCTAATGACGCAACAAGCTGAACGGCTCCCATAATAAGCAATGGTATGTTGTTCACTAATCCATTGACTAACCCCTCTATCAAAGTTACTGCTCCGTTCACAATTTGAGGCATAGAATTAGTTAATCCTTGCATTAAATTGCTGACTATTTTTGATGCCGCATCTAATAACTGTGGCACTACGGTTGAAATACCGGCGACCGCTACAATAATCATATTGCTCAAGCACTCTGAAAATTGCGTTGCGTTCTGTGTCAGACCATTTACCAAAGACGATATAAGCGATACGGCACTGTTTGCCAATGTAGGAGCGAGGTCATTAATTAACGGTGGAATTGTTTCGCCGATTACCGGTGCCAACCCCTCAATTAAATAGCCGACACCACTCAAAGCACCTTTAATGGCGGGTATAATATTCTGTCCGAATGTTACGGCTGTATTAATCAATGCGTCTAAACTTTGGTCAAACATATCTCCGCCTGTTGTCAGTCCCACCAACACGTTTTGAAATGCCGCTTTCAGTGACCCCCACGATCCGCTTATTGTCGTGCTTGCCTCTTTTGCGGTTGTGCCGGTAATATCCATTTGAGTTTGAATTGCGTGAATAGCCTGTGTAATATCGGCAAATGATGAAATGTCGTACCTCTGTCCCGTAAGTTTTTCTGCGTCACTGAGAAGTCGTTTCATTTCCTCTTGTGTACCGCCGTAACCTAACTTCAAGTTGTCAAGCATAGTATAATTCTGTTTTGCAAATCCCTGATACGCATTTTTTATGGACTCCATATCCGTACCCATTTTATTTGCATTATCGGACATATCAACCAATGCCGAATTTGCGTAATCCGCCGCCTTGTTTGTATCTCCGCCTAAGCTTGATATTAATGACGCTGAAAATCCCGTAACAGTATCCATATATTCATTCGCCGACATTCCGGCAGTCATATATGCCTTATTTGCATTTTCTAATACAACATTTTGCGCACTCATCAAACTGTCGTATTTCCCTTGAATATCAGAAACACTTTTACCGACACTCTGTGCATATTCCTCAACACTTCTTCCGCCTGCTCCGAACAACGTTTCTACACCGCCCGTAAGTTGTTCATAATCAGCAAATGCACCGACAGACTTTGAAACCAAAGCCGTTACGGCAGTCGCCGCAGCCGCTCCTGCCACCGCTAAACCTTTTCCGACTTTTATGGCACTGCTCCCTATACCTTTCATTACAGAAGACATCTTTGAGGCGCTGTTCGTTGCGTCTTTCATCGACTCATTCATATTTTTGACACTGCCGATTACACTTTTTATCCCTCGGGCAAATCCACTCGCATTAAGGTTCATATTCAGAACTATCGAACTTTTATTCTGCAAAACTATTCACCCCCTACGCTATCACAAATGCACGGCATTTGCTCGCTATAATTTTGCTCCGCAAAATTATTCACCTCCCAACGCCTTCCACTTTGCGTACTCGTCATCATTTGCCTTTTTGGCACTTGCAAGGAAAAATATTTTTTCAATTTCTGGTCTTGCAAGCACCTTTTCGGGCAATATTCCTCTTTGCAGATAATGATGTATCATATAGAGTTCATCATCTGCCTCTATCAGTTTTTTACTTCTTCAACAAGTTTTACACTGTCGATATATCCCGCAAGTTTCATACACTCCATTGCAATCGGTGAGATTTCGCCGTCGTCAAAAATCTTTTCTACGATTTCTTCGGGATATGTACAGCCGTATGCCTCCTGAAGTTCTTTTGAATGTAAATCCGGTTCGGCAACACACTCATAAACAAGGTGAGCGTCACCGTCCTTTTCCATTTCCGCCGATTCTGTTGCAAGCGACTTTGTCGGTGCTTTTATAACAATCTCGCCACCAAGGCTTTTTACATAAACTCTCGCTCTTTTTACGTTTTTCTTTGCCTCAAGCACTTGCTCCTTACGCTTAATAAGTTCCGCAAGAGTAATTTTTGTATTCTTATCCATAATCTTTTACCTCCGTTATTACGCATTCATTGTAGATGTAAGGTCATAGTCGGTAAAACCGCCGCTGAATTCTTCTTCAACTATCTTACCGGTTTCAAAATTCATAAGTGACACATCATTATACCAACAATTATCAAGTTGAATTGTTTCATAACCGCCGTTATCAGGATCTTCAAGTCTTGCCACCAACGTATGTCTTGTATCTTTACCTTTTTTATGTCCGTCAGCTATTTCTTTACCCCTTGAATATACTTTTCGTACGGTATATGAAAATTCATAGTCAACGCCCATAAGCTTTGAATCGTTCGTTGTATCGCCGGCAAAACTTACACTCTCACGATTTGTCTTTTCCTTTGCCTCAAACTTATACACTTCATAGGCAAGACTTCCGTCAATCCAAAGTTTACCGAATGTACCGGAACAAAGTTGATTGCCTCTCGGTTTAACACTTTCAGCCATTATCTATCACTCCAATCCTATTTTAAAACTCAAGTCCTCAATACAATCCTGTATTGTAATATCCGCACCCGCAAATATGATACTTCCCGTATTTGCCACTTCGACCTCACTGTCTGTCCAATCCGACACGTCATATTTTTGAGCAAGCCATTCACGTTGCGACTGAACGTCAATATAAGCTCTGCAATCGGCACCGTCATACAATACGCCCTGTGACTGCAACGACTTAAAATACTGATTAACCGCACCGATAAACAACATTTTATTTTCGTGACTGTTTACAACATTAATATAATTTTCCTCAAACGATGCTTTTATATCATCTCTTATGAGGTCAAGACTGTCTATAATCTTGATTTTCTTCATATCCTCCGTCTTATCGCCCGACAATGTTACAAGCGAATTGACACCTCTGCCGACTTTAACCTTTTCGCCGTCATTGATAAGTATAAACTTACCGCCGTCAATATCATCATCCGGAGTTGTACTTTCCGTTATGCTTTCAACCTCCGCAAGAGTTTGATACGTCGCACCCTCTGTCATAGGCAATCCTGCCAAAAGTCCTGCAATACGGCAACAGTATTCGGCAGTGGTATAAACCTTTGTACCGACTTTTATATCATTGGTTGCGAAGTTTATAATACCCTCATTATTCGCCGCATACGGAAGTACGGCTTTAAATGTCTTTTTCGCATTTCTCTGTGCAATAATCCAATCCGCAATATCTTTTTCGTTATCGGCAAGCGACGGTATTGCAAGGTAATTCCACTTTTTATTTTTTAATCGTGCAAGTGCGTCGTCATAAGTATCTTCCGCACCTATTCTCTCGACAATAACCCTTTGCGGTCCGCCGAGGAACGTCTTGCTTATGTAATCATAATTTGCGGTTGTCCAATGCGATTTTACAACTTCACTCTCATTTGTATACGAATATGATGTAATATCGCTCTTGGTTGCGTCACGCAAAATCAGTGCAACAATGCCGTTTGCACTTCGTTTAATCGCCGTTTCAGCTTTGGACTGAAACACTATATTTATTTCAGGTAAACCCATTATAAATCTCCTCCTAACATCAAATCTTCTGCCTTATCGTATGTACTTTCGTTTCTCACCTTAACGGTGTAATTGTATACAAGCTCCGTCACAAGCGTATAGTTTTCCAAAGAGAAATTAATATCAAAGCACCTTACACGCATACCGTCTGACAGTACAAGCGGTTTATACAAAAACAAGCCTCTCAATTTTTCAGCCACTTCGATAAATTCGTCTTGACTTATCTCTTTCGGAACATATCGTATTTTTACCGTCTGCGTTTCATCGTCCAAAAATGAATTTGTCGACTGTACGTTAAGCGGAAACATTTCAACGATAAAGCAAGGCTCTGAAAATCCTTGTTCTGTGTATGCCGTATATACCGCATAATCATCGCCAAACAGGTTATGAATAGCTTTCGTCACTGCATTTTTTATTTTTGATGTCATTTCAATACTTCCTCCATTTTCTGCATAAGTATTTTAGGTGCATCCCTTTCGACTTTCGGTACTACGGTGTTAAGATACTTTTTACCCTCAACCCACTTTTTGCCGTTTTTCTTAGGCTTGTACTTCGGGGACGTACCCTTTCCGAGCCTTGTACGGTGTCCGAACTCCACATAAGGAGCATATTCAAGTGCGGTATATATTCCGCCTTTTACCGTACTTCCACTTACAGTTGTTCTTTCTGCTTGCCAACTCTTTTTCAGTGTACCGCCCGTTTTACCGTTCTTGTAATGTCCGGGTTTTGTTACGTTACTGATGTATTTTAATGCCCTCTGTGAAATTACATTCATAGCGGATACACAAGCTTTGGTGTAATCCGCACTTTCCATTTGCTTTTGTAATTTCTCAAGCTGTGAAAAATCAATCTCATTCATTACGCATAATCCTCGAATAATTCCAGTGCAATTTCTTGGTGCGATGTATAAACCGCACTTTCACCGCTACGGCAATAGTCAGTTGTTTTTCCGTTTTGTGTAACGGTTATTTTACTGCCCGACGGTATTTCAACCTCCGGCGCAATAAAAAGCACAACCGATTGCGATATGGTGCTGTATCCATCGTCCTTTGCCGCCGAATTTCGGCTTTGAAACGAAAGTCGGCAAGGCTGTTCCGTTAAAACAGCCTTTTCGGTAAATACAGTTTCTCCTGTTTCCTCATTCACGCTTGAAACTTTCACTTTGACAGAACATAAGCCTTTATACAGTCTTTCAATCGCCTCTCTTACCATATTCATCACCACACCAACTTTCTGAAACGTGCAAGCCTTGCTTTGTAGTCTTTAAACACGCTCGACATACTGCTTGAATTACTGCCGTACGATACCGTAACATCGCCCTCTTTGATTGACGTTACATTGTCGTATCGTCCCGATGATGCCGATATATCATAGCGGAACAAGTCCGCCGCCATAAGTATAACGGTATGCTTTAAATCATCGGGAATACCGTCAATATGGCAATAATTCTTGATATATTCGATTGTGCTTTCAATACATCTTTCGGCTTTTCCTCTGTCATCTTCGCTTATGCCGTACATATCCGCAAAAACAGCTATATACTCATCCATAAGTCACCTCATCAAATCTTGTGACGCATTTCGACAATTCTAATCTGCTTAGGGTCATATACAGGTGTCCAGTTTGTTGCATTAGCAAGTTCCGTACGCGTAGGACCTTCCGTATTTGCGACATCGGCGTCCGTAAACTTAACACCGCGTGGGTGAAGAATATACGTCTTACGATTGATAAGATAGTCAACACCACTGCCCTTTTTCTTATCTCTGTCTGTTTCGGTTGCAACAAACTTTTCCGGTGTACCGTTACCGAGTGCAATCGCACCGTTGCCGAAAAGATATGTTGAAAATACTTGACTCGAACCCGAACCTGTTACGGGACAGCCGTCATCAATAATAACTCGCTTACCCATATATGTACTGAACGGATTTGCACCGGACGGCTGAATTACGTCAATAAGGTCTTGCTTTCTGAGTGCCGCCTCAACTGCACTGTGCATAACAACGGCGGTAAGTTCCGCTTTGTTGTCGCCTAAAAGCTGTTGTGCGTCAATAAAAGCACTTCCGCTCCATTTTGCACTGTTACCGCTTGCGCTTGAAATATCAAGAATGTTTGACGCAAGTCTTGTTTCAGCCTCTTTAGGCGAACCGTCGGATACTGCCGGAATTGTGCCGAAGATACCTTTAAGCACTGCGATAAGTTCCTTTTGTAAATCTCTCACCCAAAAGTCAGATACAAGACTTGCAATCGCCGCCATAGGGTCAGCACCCGACATTGCGGCGGAAAGGTCTGTCGCACTCCACATTTTTGCACGTCTTAAAATTACCGCAACGTCTTTCTTACTGCTGATTTTGTCGGCGGTGAGGTCGTCACCCTCGATAACCGTTTCCGATTCACCTGTCAGGTCAGAGAAAAACGGCATATTTACAAGCGGACTTGCCTGTGACGCAAGCTTGTCAAACTCTGCGTCGTTTTGAACTATACCGCTCTGCACAAGTGCCGATTTTTCAAGTGTTTTTTGAATAACGTACGGATTAAACAGTTCCGGTACGATAATATCTGATAATGTTGTTCCCATATTAAATTCCTCCTGTCGTTCCTGCCTCTTGCATTAATACTTTTGCTCTTGCAGGGTCGTTTTTATAAATTTCACCTTGTTTGGTAAGATTAAATGTTTCCTTTGCCCAAGGATTTACGTCTGAACCTCCACCGCCGCTTTTTGGTGTGTATGCTCCGCCTTTTTCGGCAAAAAGGTGTGAGTACGTCTTATCCTCTCTGAGCGGTTTAAGAATATCGTCTACACCGACAGGCTTTCCGTCTTTGTCGAATGTAAACTTATCAATTCCGCCTTGCTTGTAAATAAGATAGTCGGCATCGGTTACACCGGCTTTTGAAAGCTGTTCCTTTAATGCGTATGTCTTTGCGGTGTTCAACGCATCTGTTTTAAGCGTTTCAATCTCGCTTTCATACCCTTTGATTTTGTTCTGCAATTCCGCGTTGTCGGCATTTGATTGTTTAAGGTCCTCAATGGTTTTGTTCGCCGTTTTAAGCTCCGTAACTTTGTCATTGAAAACATTTTTCGGTACTGCATACTTCGGAAATTCAGAGTTTACAGTCGACATCACTCCGTCAATATCCAATTTGCCGTCCTCAATCTTTGCCTTTTCCAATATTGCCTTTAACCATTCCATTCTTATTTCTCCTCCATAATTAATTTTTTATTCAGGTGCGTTCCTGTAAAAAGCATTGTTCTTTATTCTCTGCAACGCTGAAAAAAGAGTATAAAAAAAGCACCGTTTTATAGGTGCTAAGGTGGTAAACCTCGTATATTCACTTGTCCCACTCTCCTTTTTTGTATCAAAAAAGCACGCCCTAAGACGTGCTTAATGTATATTTAATTTATATACCGGGAATTGTTTCTTTAATGCTTTTAGCTAAATTTGCCGCTTTTTTCATCAAAGAATTTTCGCTAAGATATTCAAGTCCTTTTAATGTTATTCGGACATCATCGAATTTGATTCCCTGTATTCCTATCATATCAACTATGATTACTCCGGTTATATATTCTTCTTTGGCAAGCATTCTGATAATATTCTCAAATCGATTTTCTGTTATCTTGAAATTTTCTGCCTTTAGCAAAGACCTATCAACTTCATCACAATCCATTGCACTTTCAAGGACTTTAAGTATTTTATAAATAACTTTAAAATTATCCATTGCCTATACTCCCTTTGTTGTAATAAAAACATACTCATTAGTGTTTTTTGCTTTAATCAAACATACTATATTCTTTTCGTAACTTCTCGTAATACTTTTTTACTTCTTCAGGTGCATCTTCTCGTAAGTGGCATTCTCCGTCGGGATACTCTTCCCATTTGTCCAACTCTTTACTCATCTTCAAATCATATTCTGTTATAAGCCTCATCATTTTACACACCTCTTTACCAATTCCAATAACCGCTTATCTTTTACAATTCCCTTTTTCTCTTGTAACAGCACTTCCGCAATTAATTCATTTAATTGTCTGTTGCCCTCTCTTTTCAATCCATCTTTTGCATTTCGACTAACAGTATTTGACACATAAGAATAATCAAGTCTTTGTTGTTCCTTTACGTATTTCCGCAACTCTGATTCTATGTTCATTTTATTACTTTCTCCACCGTTTGTCAACACAAAATCCCAATGTTTCTTATGGAACATTTCATGCCACAATACATCAAGCTTGTTCTCCGCGACAAAATACCCGTCTTTTAGCATTTCATTCAAAAAGCTTTCATCTGTCAATTTCTCATTGATATATAAGCGATTGTTTTTGTGACTGTATGCGGCTATACCTTTTATTGATTTTGCTATTACGATTTCTGAAACATCACCCAATAAATCGATACTATTCTTAGTATCTATTACAAACTTTATTGTATTCTGTGCGTTCTTCGAGTTTGTTTGCGTATAAATACCGTTATGATTTTTTACAGGATTGCATTTACATCTAACACCATCTTCATCAAATACTTTCGACAAAGACATAGTATCAGTATCTTCAACATTTTCAAGTGTTTCCTCTTCTTCCACAAAATATCCCGTTATTGTACCACGACAACGGGTATGAAACGGCGGTGCGGTTATGCCTTGCTGATATTCGGACAGTTTAAAATGCTTTCCGTGCATACTTGCACACTCATCGCAAATATCACTGTCCATATTCTCGTCAATCTCGTATTCGTCACACCCTGCGTCCATTATCGAACGCAATCTTGCGTCAACCATAATATGCGTATATTCCGTCTGATACAGTGCGGCGGAACGGCTTTTTGAAACATTCATTCTTGCAGAAATATTTTTAATCATTTTATCTGGACTGTCGCCTCTTGTTATGCCCTGTACAAGATTTATATTGAGTTCTCTCAAAAGTTTCTGCTTATCATTCCATATTCGGTCAGAGAAGTTACTTCCGTCAAGCCACTTTTCATATATCGCATTCTTTACCGTGTCACGGTCGAACTTTGCGAAATTAACAGCGTAATCAACCGAATCGGCTATATGTTTATTTGTTGTATAATATGTATCACTGTATGCCTTTTTAAGCGACGTTGAAAATTTATCCTCTTGTTTTTGCTTTAAGAGTTCGACTTCTCCACGCATTTGATATTTGAGCGCCTCCAAACGACTTACCCTTGAACGCATATACTCATTATCAAGCATTGTCGTCCACTTGCCGTCTGCGTTATCGAGTGCCTTTTCTCGAAATTCTTCAAGCGACAACTTAAAGCCTTTAAGTTCGTCACGGCTTAGCTGTTTTCGTGCCTCTGCCATACTGATACCGTTTTCACCCGCATACCTTGCGTAAAATGTTTCAATCTCTTTTTTTATGCCGTTTAAGGACCTTTCATACTCTTTTATAAGTTCACGTTCTATATCATCGGCTTTCTGTGCGTGGATTTTTAAAAGTTCACTGTTCCTCTTTTTCCAATACTCGTTCATTATGTCCACCCATTATATCGTCACCATCGTCCTTTTCTTCCGCAATTCTCTCCATTTCCTTATCTGCGTCCTCGACAAACGGATGACGTTCGATAATCGTGCGTTGAGATATAACGCCGACGCTTTTCTGTGCTATATCCGCAAGTTCGGTGTCGTTTGAAACACTTGTCCTTGTCCACGTCTGTGTGACATTTTCACAGGCGATACCGCTGTAATTGCATATCGCTTTGATGAGTTCTTCAAACCCACTCCTAAACTCCATTTCCGCCATACCGGCTTTGAGTTCAAGCAGTGAATACAAATATTTCAATGCCGTACCCGATGAATTACCGAAGTTCTGCGGATCAGGATCAATACCTTTACCCTGTTCAAAAATACTCTTGCGTGTCATTTGGAGCATTTTCTCTCTCGCCTCAACCGGAATATCAATCGTCAAAGTTGAAAGTCCTCCGCTTGCTCCGTCCTCCGAATCAAGCTTAATAGTCTTGTACTTCTTGAGCTGTGTCAAAAACTCCGAAAGGCTCTCGCCCTCATACCCGCTGAGTACAAATATAATCTCCTGTATATCTTCAAGGTCGTTTATAAATCCGCTGTATGTCTTGTCATATGTATCAATAAGCCCCTTTATCGGCGTAAGGTCGTCACGATGAAAGCCGTTATTGAAAAACGGAATAAACGGCACACGTCCGAAATTATGACTGTACACGTTGCATACAGTTCCGTTTGTTTCAACGTCATACACGTTGAACATATTATACATTTCAAGCCGTTCAAGACCGTCGCCAATCTTCTTACGGAATACACTGCATTCCTTATCAGTCCAATACTCATAAACGTGGTAAGTGTCACCGTTATCGTCAAGCTCTTGATACGTTCTGAAACACGCCGTAAGTTCGTGTTCCAAAGTATCGCTCCATATCGGTATAACTTGCTTGCTGTCTATAACGTCGTACTTAAATCCGTCGTTATCCCAGTAGTGAATCCAACCCACACCCGCATTTGACGCATTTATTGCAAGTCTTGAACATATTTTCGTGTATCGACTGCCGAGTATATTGCTTATTTTCTCATTCGCCGATTTATTCCCGACATCAAATAACGGCGGTGACGTAAACATATATGCGGACTTTTGGTCTACAAGCAAGCCGTGAAAATTTGACGGTATTCTGTTATCGGCATTTCTCAAAGGCTTTTCGTCATCACTATGCTTTATGTGCAAAATATCGTTGTCGTTTAAGTAATACCTTTCCGCAGTCTGCACTCTCGATATAAAATTCTCATGTCCGGGTATATATTTTTTTATCAGTTTTTTCACTGTTTCCAAATCCATTTTTCATCACCTACTTTAAAATTGACAGTCCGCCCTTTTTCTTGTTCATCATTTCCGCAATACCCGTTGTTGCATCGGGTGCGTCGTCGTGTTTGTTCCTGCCCTCACGCTGATATGTCGTCATCGCCTTATAGTATTCGGGAAAACGTATGTGCCAGTCGCAAGGGAAATATATATGCTCCATTACCCAAGTGCTGTTGGATAATATTCGTGCCTCTTTGTTATTGCTTTGGTGAAACCATTTCACCGTTGTAAAATTACTGCCGTACTTTTCGGCAAGGATTTCACGAACACGTCTTGCGAACGAACGTCCGCCGTTATTGCTTTCAATCTTTGCAAGGTTGACGTTGTTCTCGTATAATCTACGTGCCATTTCACCCTCTGTAACCTCCATAGGCTCGTCGGTATAATACACGTCTATGACGTATACTTCTTTGCCGTATATACCGTATATTATGTTGCAGAGATAGTCCGCACCTGTATCGGCGGTATCGCAATATGATTGTATTTGCGTAATCGGCGGTAAGCTGTCGTATGTTTTAAGCGTTGTGTAGAGTTTGCCTTGCAAATCAATCGGCTCTTGCTGATAATTCGCACTTGCTATGTCCGCACCCATTGCCTTAATCTTTAAGTCGTAACTGCTCCGTGAAAGTATTTCGTCACAAAGCATATTGCCGTCATCACAAACGGCTTTCATCGTGATTACTCTGTGCGATATGTTGTTCTCGCTGAAATACTCAATCGCACGTCCCGCAAGGTCGCCCGAAGCCCACCGTGTCATTATAATGATTATCTTGCCTTTTTCTTCAAGTCGTGAAAGCATTGTGTTCGTAAACCATTCCCAATGCTTTTCTTTGACTGTTTCGTTGTATGCCTCCTCAGCATTTTTGATAAGGTCGTCGATTATAAGTAAACTCGCTCCGAAACCTGTCGCAGTACCGGACGGCGATGTTGCAAGATAGTTGTTGTAACCGCCCTCAAGGCTCCACAGGTTCATCGCTCCGTCACCTTGCTTTATCCTCACATTCGGAAATATGTCACTGTAAATAATCTTATCCGTGTCGGCTTTTTCCTCTTGAATGGCGTTACGCACCGCTTTTGAAAACGTTGTTGATAACGTTTCATTGTATGAACCGGTCATTATCTTTTCACTTTGATTTCTGCCGAGTACCCATTCGACAAACATTGACGCAGTACGGCTCTTGCCGTGACGTGGCGGTAAGTTGATAATCAGTGCGTTTTCGTCACTTTCGTAAAACGATTGCATTTCATTGCATAACCGTACAAGAAATTCTCGCTCCGGCTTGTAGAATAACGGTGCGGTTAAATGGCAAAAATAAAAGAACTCGCGTCGTGCAAGTTCTTTCTTCGCCTCAAGCATTATTAAGTTTTTATCCATCACCTATCAACTTCCTTAATTCGTCGATCGTAAGATTTGCCATAGGATTGTTTATGTCCATTGTGCCACTGTGCGTTATTTCCTGTTTCGGTGAAAATTCATCTTTGCATTTGCGTTCAAGATACCATAACGACAAATTAATATCACCTTTTTTTATCCCGTGTGCAACATTTAATTTCGACTTCATTTTGATATTGTCTTTTAGTAGCTCTTTTCGCTCCGAAAACTCCTTGTGTTTCTTGCAGTAATTGTATAATGTGCTTACCGCTATATCCGCATAAATACAAGCCTCTCGGTCACTTAACCCCATTAAAAACCCCTCTTCGAGTTTTTGGACTGTCTCTTTCGTAATCTTTCTCGGTCTTGCCATGAATTTCACCTCCTGTTTTTGGGTATAGAAAAACACACCCAATTAGGTGTGTTTTGAATTTCTATTTTCTATCTCTCACTTCTATGTAATATCTTTTAACTTTATCATTACATTCTACCGTTTGAAATTGCCGCTCATTAAGTATATCGTCTATGCACATTAAAGCTATTTTACATTGCTTACATTTACATAATTTGTCCATCTTACTACCGTAACTACGGGCTAAACGAATCCAAGTTGGAATATTTATTATAATTATACAAACAAGTAAATATGAATTAAATCTCATATCTTCGCTTATATCCTTTGACAATGCTACACTTAAAGAGTTAAAAGTAAATATTGCAGCTGTCACGGATATTAATAAACTCGAAAAAGTTGATATTGTATTAGTGTAATACATCGGATCATTATTTTCATTTTCATACATTTTTATTTCTAACCTATACTTTTCATTTAAAAGTTCTTCTTCGGTCTTGTTCTTATAAAAATTCATCATTTCGGCTCTAAAAAGATTAGTTTCTTCATCATCTTCGGTTATATCTTTTATCGAATTTTCTTCTTTTTTTGACATATATCATCACCTCGTATGATATATACCCATAATATTACAACTTTAAACATTTTTTTGATAATTTTTTTAATATCTCCATTCCCAACAATTACACGAGATATTCACCCATCATCTCACGATGATACACCGCTTATGTTACTTGTTCTACTATACACTATATCACAGGTTCAATGTGACATTCAATGACATTCTTAATTTCAATCAGTGCGTTACCGTGTAAACGCAAAATATGTCTGTATCCGTAATTCATTTTACAAGCAATCATTTCCCACGTTTGAAAATTGAGATAACGCAGAATTAATATAGTTCGAAGTGTTGCGTCATCGAGTTTATTCACGTTTTCCAAAATCTCTTTTTTAATTTCGTACAGTCTGTCAATGCGTTTATCTATCAATTCGGAATAAGCGGCATAGCTTACAAACTTATTCTCCGACGTATTCACGTTTGACGTCTGCACCTTTTCACTGCCCGACTGAGCCACAGTGCTTGTTGCGTTTGTCAATGCTCTCTCCTGCTCCAAAATCAATGCGTTAATCTCCTCGTCCGTCTTTCTCGCTCTCGAAAGCCATTCTTTACATTCTTTAATCGTCAAATCAATTCCCCCTATGCTTTCTTATCCGGTACATACTCCGGACACTTTTCAATTTTTTTTTACCTTCTGCCGACAAGTCGTTTTCGTCTTTAATATTAT